CTAAAAGGGGATGTCGTCGTCTAAATCTCGGCTAAAAGCGCCCGGTTCACGCTTCGGCTCAGATTTTGGCTTCAGGGGCCAATCAGGGACCCTGAGTTTCGCTTCACGCAGTGCTTCCTGCATTGCCGCACCGGCAGCAAAGTAATCCTTTGACCGACCCTCTTCGTGCATTTGGACGAACTCGTCAATTCGCGGCCAGAGGACGTCCACATAAGCACTGATGATGCTGACGCCCTGCGCATCTTCGAAAAAGAATGGCCAGTGCTCCTTCGCGAACGCTAGCTGGCGCTCCTCCTCGTAAGTCGGGTACATCTCAGGGATGCGAGCGACCCGCAATTTTCTCACCCCTTCACTGACATGCCATATGTCCTGCCAGGTAGTGTCTGCCTCGTATGTATCCTTTCCCGGGATGGGGTTGCTGCTGGCGGCGGCCATAATGGCACGTTCAACGACTGTTGTGATTGTCTGCCCGTTCAGGCGAGCAACATAGTCCAAGAGAAACCGTGTCTTCGGGTCCAGTCGGATCGTCAACATCTCGGTTTTCGCGGTTTTGGCTGCGGGTCTAGCCACGGAATCCCCTCCGGTAAGCGTCTCTTCCCTTACGACGCCTGTGAATTGCGGGCAATGCCAACTTTTGTTCCACAGTTGCATTTGATGGTTAACGAGTGATCGTGTATATAGATTGCTGTACGGGAAACTAAGGAATCGCGAATGAAAAGAGAACATATCGAGGGCGGCAAAACCGAGTTTCTGACCGGGCCGCAGGTCGCTGAAAGATACAAGATTTCGGGAATGACGTTGTACCGCTGGCTTCGCGATCCGAAGCTAGCGTTTCCGCAGCCGATGGTGGTCAACCGACGCAAGTTCTTCAAAGAGAACGAATTGGCTGCATGGGAACGAGACCGCGCAAAAGGTGCGGCATGAGGCCAGCAGAAAACGAAAAGCAGCGGGGACCGGTCGCCAAACTCACGTCCCCGCCGCTCGATCAGACATCGCTTTTATAGCGACCCCCCATCACCAACGATAAGGACCGTCGATGACGACACAAGCTAAAGCACACTATCGCATGCGCGTCCAGATTTTGGACAAGGGAGAGCCGCTGGGCCTGCCCGTGGTTGTGGAAGGACGCCTTTGCTGGGCGCTTCGCAACCTAATCAGCGCCGGTGCTGCAGGATGCACGCCGATCAATCATCCTGGACCTCGCTGGAGTCACTACACGTGGAAGCTCCGCGCTATGGGCTTCGCGATCGAAACCATTCACGAGAAACACGGTGGACCCTTCCCCGGAACGCATGCGCGATACGTGCTGCATTCCGATGTTTCCGTGTTGGAAGACGCGAAGGTGGCCGCATGATGGAGGCGATCGGTGAAGACAAGGTGAGGGCTGCCGCAAGGTGGCTCTCCAAACAGAACCCCGTACCGCCGCACGTCGTGAACATCCTCAAAACGAAGTTCGACCTGAAGGCATTGCAGGCATGCCAAGCATGCAAACTCGCCGGCGACTATAGGCGAGGTGCCGTCGAATGACAGGAAAAACCAGAAAGCCGAAGAAGAAGAAAGATACAAGCCTGGCGACGTGGAAGTTCGACCTGGAAAATACGGTCAACGCAGATCCGCGGCTCGGTCCCGCATGTCTGAAAATCGTGCGAGCCTACCTGGACTTTATGGGGGACATCGATGCGGCCCCATACCTGTCGCTAGTGCACCTTCGGGCGCTCACCGCGTTAACAGAGCACACGATCATCAAAGCTCGCCGTGAGCTCGTTAACGAAGGCTATTTCAAGGAAGCCGGTAAAACCAGTTCTGGAGCGATCCGGTACCAGATCGTCAATGCCGGCAAGAATCGTGTTCTCGATCACCTCACCATCACTCGTGAAGTCCTCAAGCAGTTTGAAGCGGACAAAAAAGAGGAACGGAGAAGGCGGGCTGCTGGCAACGAGCCCTGCAATTTGTCCACTGCAAGAATTGCAGGGCTGGAGCACGATCTGCACTGCAGAATTTACAGGGACAGCACTGCAGAGAGTGCAGGGAATTACGTAGAGAATACCGTAGAGGTTATTAGCTATGAAGAGGAGGAACCTCTTTCTTACTCCAACCACTACGCTGTTGTGTCTCTCGGTGACGATACGACCCAACCCTTTCCTATACCGGCAAACGATGATGAGGCAGAGAGCATCTTGGACGCGATTTGCACCGATGTGCAGCGCGTCGACTCGGTCAGGCGCACCCTGAAGCTGTTCCTGATGGGCGGAACTCTCTCGCCGCAAAGAGCAATGAACATTTTGGGCAGCGATGCGAGGACCGCGGCATGAGCGAAACGCAGATCATAGTGTTCCCTCTGGCCCGGCGGGTCGGAAAGATCAGAACGGCAGCGGCGACGTTGAAGGCAATGCGCACCGAAAAAATGGCGCGCGCATATCGGGCTCAGATCACCGCGGTGCTGCTCAATCAGCTCTGCAAGCTCGGTGTCGATCCGGTCGAACGGCCCGAACGTGTTTGTGAGTTTTGGCGAGCTGTCCATGACGAGATTGCAAAGGGCATGGAGGGAGCCGCTTGATGGAAGAGCGATATTTCCCCGTTTGGGATCAGCAGCCGAGCGAAGAATTCGTGAGCGGCTGGCATGAGCACTTGAATTCGACCGGCTACCCGGAACAGTTCGATCGCGTCTCCACAGTACGGCCGTTCAATCTGGCGGACGTCCGACTGCTCTCCGGTGAACTCCGGGTTCCGACCACGCGCCGCGAAGATCAGTCGTTGGTGCCTTGCCCACTGTGCCAGCCAAACAGTCCGAAATTCAAAGTCGGTCGGATGGCCTGGTTCCCGCACGAAAAGACAGTTCTTTTCATCGGTCATGAATGTGCGAAAAAGCACATCGGCGAAGACTATGTGAAAGCTGACGACCTCTATCGCAAGCAGGCGCGCTGCCGGCGCTATCAGGCGTCGTGGGAAGAGTTCCAATTTCGCCGTGAGGATCTGTGCGCCTTGGTGGCGCGCATGATGCCGGTGGCGAAGTCACTAGAGCTCTCGCGTTGGCACCAGTTGGAGAAAGATGCGCCAGGGTTCGCGCCGTTCCTCCATAACGAACTGTCCCTGATGAACGGCTCCATCTCTGTCATGGTGGATTCCGGGCTCAAGGACGACCGGAAGAAGCGGATATTCGAAACTCTGCATGTCGGGGCCGTCCGCGGCTACGAAGTACTCGGCTCGAGCCGCCGACCGGTGAGGGACCTGGAAAAGGCAAAGCAGGTCCTCGAGGACATTGCCAAGCCCTTGCCTGCTTGGAACGTGAGCGACGATGACACGGCCGGGATGGAGGAAATCCTCTCCCGCGGTCTCCGAGCAATGTCGATGCTGAAGAGCCTCCGCGAAACACTCGCCTTCCTCCTGGGCGCGCGTGGCTTCTGGAATGCTGAAAATTTGGCCGTGCTGGAGAGGTGGGGCCGGATGGATGAATCCCCGTTTGCCTTGTTGGAGTTCCGCAGAGAGGGCAATCATGTGTTCCTGCGGTCGGAGAGCTATCAGGGCAAGCACTACTCGAACATCACCGTACCTGAATCCCTCTACGCGTATCTTCCCGATCCGGAGAGCTACGCTCCCTTGAGCCCCATCAACGAAATTTACCCGGATGCAAAAACATGGCGCGCATGAGCAAAAATCGATTTCGTAAATTCACTGGCAAGCGCTCCTATGAAATCGACCATGAGGTTTTCTCTGTCGGGCTTCATATCTTCGCTGATGGCGCTTGCGAGCCCAACCCCGGCCCTGGCGGCTGGGGCGTGGCAGTCTACAGGGACGGCATGGAGGTTGCTTCCGATCACGGTGGCGACGCTGACACCACGAACAACCGGATGGAGCTGACAGGGCTGTTGAGGGGTATCGAAGCCGCAAAGTCGATCGGTTCGCCAGTCACGATCTGGTGTGATAGCCAATATGCCGTCAAGGGCACCAACGAATGGCGTCACGGTTGGAAGAAACACGGATGGCAGCGAGGCGGCCCGAATGCGGATCCGAAGAACCGCATCCTGCTCAATGCCGAGCTGTGGCGGGCGATCGATGACGCCTTGGCTGGTACGAACCACATCAAGATTAAGTGGTGCAAAGGTCACGCCGGCATTACTGGCAACGAGCGCGCGGACCAATTGTCAAATATCGGCATTGCGTCGTTCGCCGTGGTCTCACTAGCGCAAGAACCTGTTGATTACCTCACCGCCGAATATCGTAGTCTAATGGGTGAATAGTGCTGGATTCTCAAATATTTGCTATGCTACACAAATCGGAAAACGAGGGCGTTTGAATGGGTCACTGGTACGTTTTGAGGACGCGCGCAGGGCAGCAGCAGAAGGCCATGCGCGAATTCGATGATAACGGGATCACGGCTTACTGCCCAACGATGCGGCGGGAAACCAGGCATCATCAAACAAAAAAATGGATCATGCGGGAATATCCGCTTTTCACCGGATATGTGTTCGCGACCCTTCGGATATCGGACTTCGGCACGCTTCGCGATATGCGATCTGTCCTCTCCTTTCTGGCTGATGCCGGCGGCACGCCCATTCCGGTGCCGGGCGAAGTCGTGGAAGACATCCGCGACGCCCAAGAGCGCGGAGACTTTGACGTCCTCCGGCCGCCTGTTCGTCGATTGAGGGCCGGCGACACCGTGCAGGTCAAAGACGGCCCGCTAGCAGGTCATTACGCCTCAGTAACGAATATAGTTGGCCGGCGCGCAATCAAAGCTTTTGTGGAAATGTTCGGAACGTTACGAGAAGTGGAAATTGGTCTTGAAAGTATCAGGAGAGTAGCTTAGATTGCCGATCAGCGATTTGCAGCCTGTTCTGCTGGGCGCCATAGAGCGACCCACGGGGCTTAGGGGAGGGTTCGCGGCTCCCCGCCTCGGCTTTACTTTGCCCATTTTCCGGCGACGTAGCGAATTCCCTTGAGTTCCGGCATGACAATGGCGTTCCCTGCGGGTTGGAAGCTGCAGCTCTGCAGCACTATTTGACCCAGAGAAGGGCGAGACTGGTTCAGTCAATGCGGTAATCAAAATCCGCGAACTCTTCTTCGGTATGAAGGCTGGCTATATAGTGCGGGTCCTCGCCGACAGACAAAATGATCCGCTCGCGTTGCTCCCTTCTAATCTCAAGTAAGCCATTGTGGCCCTTCATCCGCCGACGAGTTGAGGCATTCAGAATTTCTTTAGGCGTTAGGTGGCGGGACGCGAGGCGCTGCAAAAGTGCGCCCACTTCGCCTTCGCTGAGGCTGGAAGAGACTTTGAACGAGAACAGTAGGTTCAGCCCATCATAGGCCTGGATCAGCCAGGCCTGTGTTCGAGTGATAGTCGTCGTAGCGGTCACAGTGCTTTGGCTTCATTCAATCTATCGATCACGGATGCCAGCTCGTCGGTAACAACTAGTTGGTGGGCCTCGCTCGCCTGCCCCGCTGTCGTGTAAATGACCGTTGGTTCGCCCCGCCCTGGTCTCACTGCAACGACGTGGTCGGGGTTCACCGCCACTGGATTATCGTCGGCGAAATTTATGAAGGTCGCTAATGCCATTGATCCGGCCTCCTTCGCCGGCGCGGTACAGGAAATACGGGAGCACTGATTCGTGCAATACGCGCTGCGCTCTGAGCGTGCAGGTCGGTGCATTCACTCATCAAAGGAGGCCATCATGGCTCTTCAATATTCGACAGCAGTCAGGAACGCGAAGCTCGACGCGGTCGAGACGGCGATCGGCGCCTCGGCCGTTCTGAAGATCCGCACAGGCGCGGCGCCCGCCAACTGCGCGACGGCTGACAGCGGCACGGTTCTCGCGACCTGCTCGCTCCCGGCTGACTGGATGGCCGCTGCCTCCGGTGGCACCAAGGCGAAGTCAGGCACCTGGGAGGACACCAGCGCGGACGCCGCCGGCACGGCTGCTCACTTCCGCCTCTATGCCTCGGACGGCACGACCTGCCATGCACAGGGCACGGTAACGGCAACCGGCGGCGGCGGCGACATGACAGTCGACAACACCAGCTTTGCCAGCGGGCAGGCATTTACGGTCACCGCATTCACGCTCACCGCCGGCAACGCTTAGTCCGGCCCTCGGGGGGTAGGCTATGCCCGTAGGAACGCCGGCAACACTTACGGCCGCTGGGGCAACCGGGACATCGGTCATGTCGGCGAGCTTCACCCCAAGCGCCAATGCCTTGGTAATTGCTTGCTGTGCAGGACGCGGTTCCTCGGCGACCATCCCGACGATATCTGACAGCCTCGGGGGAACCTGGACGGCGATCGGGGCAGGGGCAGACGCAGGCAACGTAACCGGACGGCTGTTCTATCAGGTCGCGAGCGCCAGCCCGTCAGCGATGACGGTCACGGTCAACACGACCGGCGGCACGCAGGCGGCGGTGGGCATTATCGAGGTCTCCGACGCCGGCACGGACTTCTCGAATTATCAGGCGGGGATCAACGCGGCCGGTGATCCATCCGTAACCATGGGAGCTTATAGCTCCGGCTCGCGCGTCATGGTCTTCGGCATCGGCAACGCCGGCGCGGCCTGGACTTCGCCATCCGGCTTTACAGAGCTGTTTGACAGCGAAGTTGCAACGAACGTCCGACTGGTGCCGAGTTACAACGATAGCTCGGCCAGCACGTCGCTTTCCTGGACGAGCGCGGCCACGGACTCCATAGGGTTCGGGCTGGAGATCAAGGAGGCGGCGGCCGGTGCAATATCCGGGTCGGCCTCGATCACGGAAGCGGGCGACACTGTCGCCGGGTCATCGCTGATCGCCATCGCTGGTGCGGCAATTCTTTCTGAGGAAAGCGACGCGCTAACGGCCTCCGGGTCGGTCATCTCTGACATCTCCGGCCTGCTCTCGGTAACCGAAGAGGCGGACTCAGTAGCCGCAACAGCGACAATCGCCCTGCGCGCCTCGCTCGCTTCGTCGGAGGGCTCGGACAGTGTCTCGGGCTCGGCAAGGGTAAACCTCGCTGCTACGGCCTCCCTGAGCGAAGGCGGGGACACGCTCTCGATCGCTGGCAACGTCGCGATACAGGGCGCCGCCGCCATAGCTGAAGAGGCCGACAGCCTTTCCGCGGCGGCAACCATCGTCTCGGCCTTCCACGCCGGAACAGCCGACATCGTCGAAGCAGGCGACACGCTCGCAAGCGCGTCGGTTCTCAGGCTCGTTGCAAGCGCCAGCGTAGCCGAAGATGGCGATAGCCTCTCGACCACAGCCGGGCCAAGGATTAAGGGCACTGCTGCCATTGCAGAGGCAGGAGACACGGTCACGGCTCGGGCCGTCCCGCTGCTCGTATCGAGCCCGCAGGAGAGAACGGCCAGCGTGCCCGCAGAAGGCAGGACGGCTGCCGTCATCGCAGAGACGCGATCCGCCTCGGTAAGCGCGGAAATCAGATCAGTGGCGGCCCGGTCGGAAATCAGACTGGCGGCGGCATGAAAGAAGGTGCGACATGGCTTTGACCTGGCCCGCGGTAAAGGACCCGAACGAGGTCAAGGATTACAGCCTCGACTGGTCCGCTATCCTCGGCGCGTCGGATACGATCACGAGCTCCACATGGAGCGTCGACGAAGGCGACGGGCTGACGATCGACAGCGACAGCGCCACCACGACCGCAACCACGCTCTGGCTCTCCTCGGGCACCGCCGGGACGATTTACAGCCTGGTGAACCGCGTGGTTACGGCCGGAGGCAGGACCTACGACACGACCGTCAGGCTGAAGGTGCGGGAGAAGTAGGATGACAGAGCCAAGCGCAGGCAACGCGACTTACCCCAATTAAGGGCCTCCCGGCAGCTACTGCTGTGTATGCACTGTGAAATTCGGAGCGTCTTCGCCGGTCCCTTCTGCGAGGAATTCGATTAGCGCCGCAACCAAGAATTCCGCGTCCTCTTTGTTTATCAGAAGATCGATCTGGCCTAAGTCAGTTTCAAGGTTCAGGCGCCCTATCAGGGGATCTGACGAAATTGTCTGGAATTCGCAGTCCAGCAAACGGTTTTCTTCCAGCTCTGACATTTTCCCCTCCTGCCCAGAACGACACGATGCGCAGGAGTTCTCTTGCTTGGCAACCGACCGAGCTTTTTGGACCAAAATTGGTCGCGCCTCCTCAAGAGTAGCGCCGTACTGATGCTGTCAGAAACGCGCGCGTAAAACATTGATGTGATGGCCGAAAAGCCGAATCCCTCTCGCAAGGTGCCGAATGTCTGAAGATACAGATGAGAAACAGCGCCCTGAGCACCTGTTCAAGCCGGGGCAGTCTGGCAACCCTTCAGGCAGGCCGAAGGGCGCGCGCTCCAAACTGGGAGAAGCGTTCATTGAGGCGATGCACGCCGACTTCGAAGAGCACGGTACGGCTGTTATCGCCAAGGTCCGGGATGAGAAGCCCGACCAGTATCTGAAGGTTATCGCCTCGATCCTCCCGAAGGATCTGAACGTCAACATCAACAACATGGACGATTTAACGGATGACCAGCTTATCCAGCGCATCCGGCAACTCGACTCCGCAATCCGACCTTTCCTCGATACTCAAGGAGCAGGCGGCCCTGTTGGCGGAACTGGACCGGAGACGACGCACTAACCTGCTTGCCAGGTATCAGCCCTATTCGAAGCAGAAGGAATTCCACGCGGCTGGCAACGGCTACCGCGAGCGCCTGTTCATGGCCGGCAACCAGCTTGGTAAGACGCTCGCGGGAGCAGCCGAGGCCTCGATGCATCTCACTGGCCGTTATCCCGACTGGTGGGACGGCCGGCGCTTTGAGCGCCCTGTGATCATGCTGGCGGGCTCGGAGTCCTACGAGCTGACGCGAGACGGCGTTCAGCGCCTTCTCATTGGCCCTCCGATGAATGAAGAGGACTGGGGCACTGGGTATATACCGAAGGCCGCGATTGTCGAAACCACCCGCCGTTCTGGCGTCTCTGGCGCACTGGATAGCGTCACGGTTCGGCATGTCTCGGGCGGCGTCTCGACACTCTTGTTCAAGGCATACGAGCAGGGCCGCGGCAAGTGGCAGGCAAACACGGTTGATTATGTCTGGTTCGATGAAGAGCCCCCGGAAGACGTTTATTTCGAAGGGATAACGCGAACCAACGCCACGCGCGGTTCGATCGCTGTGACGTTCACGCCTCTCAAGGGCATGAGTTCGGTCGTTGCTCGGTACATTCTCGAAAAGTCGCCTGATCGTGAAGTAATCACAATGACGATCGACGATGCCGAGCACTACACGCCGGAAGAACGACAGAAGATCATCGATAGTTACCCCGCTCATGAGCGGGAAGCGAGAACGAAAGGCGTTCCGTCTCTCGGCTCTGGGCGCATCTTCCCGGTTGCGGAAGAGAGCATAACGATAGCGCCCTTCGAGATACCGAAGCATTGGGTGCAGATCGGCGGGCTCGATTTCGGGTGGGATCACCCTTTCGGGGCTGCTGGCTGCGCGTGGGATCGCGACGCCGACGTGTTCTATGTCACGAAGGTCTATCGGGAGCGGGAAGTAACACCGATCATTCATGCGGCTGCGCTCAAGCCGTGGGGCCCCTGGCTGCCGTGGTCATGGCCTCATGACGGTCTGCAGCACGATAAGGGCAGCGGCGAGCAGTTGGCGGCGCAGTACCGAGCGCAGGGCCTGAACATGCTTCCTGAGCGTGCCACCTTCGATGACGGCACAAACGGTGTTGAGGCTGGCTTGTCCGACATGCTCCAGCGCATGCAGACGGGCCGCTTCAAGGTCTTCTCGACCTGCGGCGAGTGGTTCGAAGAGTTCCGGCTCTACCACCGGAAAGACGGCAAGGTCGTGAAAGAGCGGGACGACGTGATTTCGGCTTCTCGCTACGCGCTGATGATGAAGCGGTTTGCCAAGGTGAAAGCCGACGCTGCCGCATGGAAATTCACTGATCGGAAGGTTGTTTGATGGCTGCGATGGACACCGCGCAAATTGCTGCCCAGGTCTCGCAGCTCGTCAAGGATTGCGAGAATTACCGGGACGAGCTTTCCGTCGATCGCATCAAGGCGATGGAATATTACGACGGCATCATGAAAGACACGCCGGCCGATCCGAACCGGTCGAAGGTGGTATCCCGCGATGTCCGCTCCTCTATCAAGAAGGTTCTGCCCTCGCTGATCCGGACGATCCTCGGCAACGACAAGGTCGTCGAATACCAGCCCGTCAATGAGGGCGACGAGGCCGCGGCCGAGCAGGCAACGGACTATGTCAACTTCGTCGTGTTCCCCGAGAGCGATGGATATGACGCAGTCCAGGACGCCGCGCACGACGCGCTGAAGCTCCGCAATGGCGTCATTCGCTGGTGGTACGACAAGAAGCGCAAGGTTCAAGTCTCGTCGCATACCGGCCTTGATGAGCAGGCGCTCGTGCAGCTCGTCGCCGACGATGACGTGCAGGTCCTGGAGCAAGAGCAATACGAGGAGCAGATCGACACGCCGCAAGGCCCGCAGCCGGTCGCGCTCTTCAACGTCAAGATCAGGCGCACCACGGAATATGGCTGCACGAAGCTCGCTGCGGTCCCGCTCGAAGAGTTCCTGATCCACCCGGATGCCATCTCGATCGAGGACAGCCCGATTACGGGGCTGAAGACGCGCCTGCGTCGCTCCGATCTGGTCGCGATGGGCTATGACCGGGAGAAGGTCTACAGCTTCGCCGCTTCCGGCTCTGACATCGAAGAGGAAGAGGAGGAATTCACCCGCCGGCGCGATGCCTTCGACGAAAACGACTCCATCGTGAAGGCGCTGCAGGAGGTCGATTACTACGAGCTCTATGTGAAGATCGATGCGGATGACGACGGCATTGCCGAACTGCGCCGCATGGTCTTCGCCGGCGGCCTGGCGGAGGTCAATCTCCTCGAAGACGAGGAATGGGATGAAGTCCCGTTCGCCGATCTGATCACCGAGCGCCGGCCGCACCAGCGCGAGGGCAATTCGGTCACCGACGACATGGCGGAGATCCAGCGCGTCAAGACGGTGCTGATGCGCCAGACGCTGGACAACCTCTATTGGCAGAACAACCAGCAGCCCATCGTGCAGGAGGGCACGATTGCCAACCCCGAGGCGGTGCTCAATCCGAAATTCGGGCAGCCAATTAGGGTAAACCAAGGCATCGACGTGCGCGGCGCCGTGGGCTTCAACACCGTGCCATTCGTTGCCGAGCAGTCTTTCGGCATGCTGGCCTATATGGACCAGGAGGCGACCGACAGAACCGGCATTTCGGACGCATCCTCCGGCATGGCGCCGGATGCGCTGCAGAACATGACCGCCAAGGCCTCGGCGATGATCGAGGCTGCCGGCATAGGGCAGACCGAATTGATGGTCCGCACCTTCGCACAGGGCCTCAAGCGCGTGTTTCAGGGCCTCCTGCGGCTGGTGATCAAGCATCAGGACAAGCCCCGCACGGTGAGGCTGCGCAACCAGTGGGTGACATTCGATCCGCGTCAGTGGAATGCGGACATGGATTGCACCGTCAACACCGGTCTCGGCGCCGGTACGCGCGAGCGGGACATGATGATGATGCAGGTGGTTGGCCAGCAGCAGGAGAAGCTGCTCGCGGCTTACGGGCCGGTCAACAACCCGTATGTGTCGGCGGAGAACATCTGGAATTCGGTCTCGCGCGGTGTCGAAGCCGCCGGTCTGCGTACTCCGGACCTGTATTTCACCAAGCCGACGCCCGAACAGATCAAGCAGTTGGAACAGGCGCAGGCGAACAAGCCCGATCCTGAGATGGAGAAGGTCAAGATCAAGGCGCAGGCCGACACGCAGAAGGCCCAGCTCGACGCACAGCTCCAGCGCGAGAAGATGCAGCAGGAGGCCCAGCTTGAAACCCAGCGCATCAATCAGGAAATGGCGCTGAAGCGCTACCAGATCGAGCAGGAGATACAGCTGAAGCGGCAGACCAGCGCCATGCAGATGCTGACGCGTGACCCGGTCTCGAGCGTGAACATCGGCGGGGATCCGGGCTGATGCGACAGGAAGACAAGACCGCAGCCGCCCGCGTGCTGCTCGACACACCGCTCTTTCATCTGCTGATGGACGAGCTCGAAACCGCGGCCGTCAACGGCTGCATCAACGCCCAGATCACAGATCATGAGACCCGCGCCGCCTTTGCGGCCGAAGCGCGGGCCATCCGAAATCTCAAAGGCAAGATCAAGTTCCTCGCCGAGGAACAATCCTCTGCCGATGGGAAGGCAGCCCCGGCATAGCGCTCGGGCCAAACCTCAAAAGGCAAGCACGACATGACAGACGCAGCCACCAACTCCCCATTCGTGGGGGAGAGTGATAGCGGTCGCCCCGCACTCAGCTTCGATGACGCTGTAAACCTCGACTTCGCCGAGTCCTCCGAGACCAACGAGCCGGAAGAGGAAGAGCAGCAATCGACGAATGCGACGGATGAGGCCTCTGAAGATGGCCAAGAGACCGACGATCCCGCAGCCGAAAGCGACGAGTCTACCGAACCCGAAGAAGAGGGCGCGGAGACCAACGAAGCCCAGGACACCATCATTACCCTGAAAGGCGGTGAGCAGGTTCCTCTCGAGGAACTGAAGCAGGGCTATTTGCGGGAGAGTGACTACCGCCGGAAAACTCAGGAGCTCGGCAACAAGCGCGGATCTCTTGAGGCCATGACAACCCGCGTCGCCTCCACGGCGAACGCCATCGCTCAATTCCTGGTCGAACAGCTACCGGAAGAGCCGAACTATTCGATGGCGATCCAGAATCCCGCCGAATACACCCGGCAGAAGGCGGTCTATGAAGCCGCCATGGCTCGCGTGCACCAGCTTATCAGCCTGGGTCAGGAGCCGCAGAAGGTCGCAAGCGAACTCAATCAAGCCACGATCGAGGAAACTCTCGCGGCCGAGAACGCAAAGCTGCTCGAAGCCTTTCCGCATCTCGCGAAGGACGACGCCCGAGAGAAATTCTTCACCGACGCTTTCCGGGTCGGGCAGGATCTCGGCTTCAGCTCGGACGAGATGCAGGGTTTCACCGATCACCGTTACTTCAAGGTCATGCATTACGCCATGCTCGGCCTCCAGGCCGAACAGGCGAAGAGCAAGGCCTTGACGAAGGTGGCGAACGCCCCGCCGGCGACGGCGAAGGCCAAGCCGAACGGGCCGGTGAACCCGCAGGCGCGCAAGAATCAGGATGCGATGAAGAGGTTGTCAAAAACCGGGTCGATCAAGGACGCGATGTCGATCGACTTTGAATAATCCATCTTCAAAGGATCAGAACCATGGCAGCTCTCGCCAACACCTTCCAGACCACGAATGCGGTTGGCAACCGTGAAGAACTCTCCGACGTGGTGTCGCGCATCACGCCGGAAGACACCCCGATCTACTCGCTCATCGAAAAGGGCAAGTGCGTCTCCGTCCATCCCGAATGGGAAACGGACGAGCTCGCCGCGCCGGCCGCGAACATCAAGCCTGAAGGTGACGAATACACCTTCGGCGCCATCACTCCTCCCGAGCGCATGGGCAACTATACCCAGATCATGCGCAAGGAGTGGATCATCTCCCGCAAACAGGAAACTGTGAGCAACGCCGGCAACGCTGAAAAGCGGAAGTATCAGAAGCTGAAGAAGGGCGTCGAAATCCGAAAGGATGTCGAGTTCGCCATCGTCGACACCAACGCTTCCGTGGCAGGCTCGACCCGCGAATTCGGCTCGCTGAATACCTGGATCGAGACCAACGTCTCCCGCGGTGCGGGTGGCGCCAACGGCGGCTTTGACTCCGGTACCGGCCTGACCGTTGCCCCGACCGATGGCACGCAGCGCGCATTCACGAAAACCATCCTGGATAGCGTGATGCAGTCGGGCTACCAGAGCGGCGCCAACTTCCGGCACGTCTCGGTATCGCCCTACGTCAAGAGCGTGTTCGTCACGTTCATGTCCGACGCCAATGTGGCTCCGTTCCGCTATGCCGTCTCCAAGGGCGGTGAGCGCAACACCATCGTTGCCACGGCCGACTACTACGAGGGCCCGTTCGGTACGGTCATGATCCACCCGAACCGCGTTCAGGCGGTGGGTGCTCAACAGGCGCGCAATGCCTTCTTCCTCGACACCGACATGGTCGAATTCCTCTGGCTCGACAAGATCCAGGAGGACAAGAAGGTCGCCAAGACCGGCGACGCCGACAAGGGCGTGATTATCGGCGAAGGCACGCTCAAGGTGAAGAACGAGAAGGGCCTCGGCGTCGCTGCCGACCTCTTCGGCCTCACCGCTGCGAGCTAATCGGCCTCGATCATCATCAACAGGGGCGGGCTTCGGCTCGCCTCTTTCCATTTCAGGAGAAAGAGACAATGGCAGAAGCCAAAAAGACCACTGTCAAGCTGCTCTATGACGTGTGGTTCAAGGATGACGAGCGCACGCCAGCCGGTACCGTGATCGAGGTAGCAGTCTCCGAAGCCAAGAAGCTCATTGACGCCGGCAAGGCCGAGCGCGCCGATCCTCTGCCCGGAGACGCCGAATGATCATCAGAGACGGAGAGTGGACGCTCTTTGACCACGACATGACGACCGGCCGCTCCGTCTGGCACTATTTCGACGGGGAGAAGGACGTTTTCCGCGTCGATTATCCGATCACGAACATCGTCAACCAGAACCAGGCGGTTCGCAATGAGGCGAGCCGCGCATGGTCCGGGGACTGGCACCGCGTCGCCTCGATCCCGTTGAACGTCGCCTATGACTCCGGCCTCGTGCAGGCCCATACAGAGGGCGACGACCGCTTTGTGAAGCGGTTCCTCAACAGCTCCGATAACCGCGCATGGCGGACCAAGGAAGGCCATCTATGACCATTTCGGACTATGCGTCCCTTCTGGTGGATGCTGGCGAGTATTCCGGACGGGAGGACATCGCACACATCTACCCGCGCCTGCTCGGTCTCGCGGAGCTGAAGCTCAATCGCGGGCTCCGCGTTGCCGACATGGAAGTGACGGACGAAATCGCGCTGATTGATGGAGATGGCACGCTTCCGGCCGATTTCCTCGAGGCGCGCGAAGTCAAGAACGCTTCCGGCATTCCCATTCGCGCGGTCTCGCTGCAGCAGTTGACGAACAGCTACATGGACCGCAGCGGCACGCCGGCCGGGTACGCCATCGTCGGCAACACGATCCGGGTTCGCCCGGTCTCGGAGAATGACCTGACGGTCACCTATTACTCCCGCATCCCGGCACTGACGCCGTCGAATCCGACGAACTGGCTGCTGGAGAAGGCGGCCGACGTGTATCTCTTCGCCCTGGTCAACGAAATCGCCATCTGGGGCAAGGATGTCGAAGGCGCCACGGCAGCGCAACAGCTTCTGATGCTCGCGATCAGCGGTCTCAAGATCGAGGACGAGCGCGCCCGCTGGGGTAACGCCCAGATGGTCGTTGGAGGGGTAACGCCATGACCTTGCTGACCGCGATCAACGAAGCGTGCGACATCGTTTCTCTCTCCCAATTCGACAACGTCTACGGCTCCGACGAGCCGAACGCCCAGACGATGGTTGCCATGGCGCAGGAAGCCGGCGACGAAATTGCCCGCCGCGCCGATTGGCAGAAGACGCTGCAGCAGCACACGGTTACCGCTTCGCCCGAAAACCTCCCCGATGATTTCCAGCGGCTGACGCCTGGCGGGTCGATCAGAACGTCTGCAGGCGCCTTTGTGCGCCCGATCACCAACAGCGGCAAGTGGGCGGTTATCGTCGGCATTCCCTCGGCGCAACCGTATTTCTTCGTCAAGGGCGGCCAAGTGCTGATTTCTCCCGCGTCGGCCGCTGCTGGCGCGGTGATTGACTATGTTTCGAAGAACTGGGTTCTGCACGATCCGGACGGGCCGCAGGCGACGTTCTCGGCCGATGACGACACCACCCTCTTTCCCGAGCGTCTGCTGGTCAAGGGCATCGTCTGGCGCTGGAAGCGTCAGAAAGGCCTCTCATACGAGGACAATCTCGCCGAGTTCGAAGCCGACCTCGCGCAAGAGGTCAACGCCGACAGGGGGGCAGGATGAGAATTCAGCCCAGACCGGCCCGGATAGGGCAATCCAACCGCGGGGCGGTCTCTATCGGCCGTCAGCAATCATCGCAGCCGGTGACCTTCCCTGCACCGAAGGGAGGCCTTGTCACCACGGCGGACATGGCATCGCAGGAGCCGGGCTCGGCAACCGTACTGCGCAATTTCTTTCCGACGCTGATGGGCTGCAAGATCCGCGGCGGATCGCAGAAAAGGGCGCTGGCCGCGGATGGCGGGGACATCAGGAGCGCGTTCAAATACAAATACGGCAGCAATGAAAAGCTGTTCATGGCGACGAACGCCGGCATCTACAACATGACTTCGCCGGCAGCCCCGCCGACCACGACGGCGGCGGATGTTTCCGGCATGGCCGGCGGCGACTGGTGCGCCTTCCAGCATACCAATGCCGGCACGTCCTGGCTCGTCTGCCTGAACGGCGCCAACAACCGACAGCTTTATAATGGGACGAGTTGGACCTCGGCGCCCGCCATCACCTTCACCGATGGCACGACGATGCCGCAGCTCAATTACGGCTGGCTGTTCAAGAACCGGGAATTCTTCCTGAAGAACGGCACGCTCGACGCCTATTACCTGCCGGTCAACACGATAGGCGGCGCTGCTGTCGTGTTCCCGCTCGGCGGCGTCATGAAGAAGGGCGGCTCTCTGCTGACCGGCTTCTCCTGGTCGCTGGAAAGCGGCGACGGCCTCAACGACATGTGCGTCTTCGTCTCGACCGAGGGCGAGATTGCTGTCTATGCCGGCTCCGATCCGTCGAGCGCTTCTGACTTCGCTCTGAAGGGCGTCTATCAGATCGGCCGGCCGCTCGGCAAGAACGCCTGGATCAGGGCAGGGGGCGACATCCTCATTGCTACGACGGACGGGCTCACACCGATGTCGCAGGTCTTTCAGCGCGACCGCCAGGCGCTTTCCCTCGTCTCCGTCTCTCGCCCGATCGAGGACGATTGGCGCAAGGCCGCGAACGCCACCGGTACCGGCTGGACGCTGAAGCAATGGCCCGAGCAAAACCTCGTCTTCGTGGCCTTTCCGGAAAACACCGTCGTCACCGATACGACCTTTGTTCTCAACGTGCTCACAGGGCGTTGGTCGACGATCAGCAATTGGCAGGCGCTCTGCTACGAGACGCTTCAGGGCGGCCTCTTCTTCGGCTCCCTCGACGGCTACATGTGGCAAGGGGATTCGGGCGGCACGGATGACGGCCTGACCTTCTCGGCGACCTATCTTTCGCAATTCTCGCCGGCCGGTCAGTTCGGCCAGAGGGCAACGGCGACCCTCGCTCACATGTATTTCCGGGCGAAGACGAAGCCGAAGGTCAGGCTGTTCGCTCGCGCCGATTACGACCGGTCAACGCCGACGTTCAATTCAGTCACCGAGGGTGATGCGAGCTCGTCGGAATGGGATGTAGGCCTTTGGGACGTGGCGATATGGGACGGGGCCTCAGAGGTGCAGCGCTTCGACTTTCGGCAGAACGTCCGGGCCGCCGGCGACATGCTCGCGGTCGGCTGCGTGATCACTTCAGGCGGGGGCTTCAAGCTCGATATCGAGGTTGACCTTGCCACGGTGCAGGTTTCCACCGGGGAGGCGAGCGCCTGATGTTGCCGAGCGATCCCGAGAAAGTCCGCGCCGCGCTTCTGCGGTGGACCTGTGGCGACGAGGCGGCGGCCGATTTCCTGAATGAGATTGCCGAGATTGCCCGGCTGGCGGATGACATCGTTGATGAGGACGAATGCCGGCAGCGCAACGTCTGCTGGCTCCTGGTCAGGACGCTCACGCGGCTGCCGCTGAATCCGTTCTTCATCCGTCATGCGGCCGCTCTGGCGCCGCTGATCAACAGCGTCATCGTGCAATGGCAGCTTTCGGATGAATGGCGCTCCTCGCACGACGCGCTGAAGCGGCAGTTCGGCTTTGTCATGCGCGAGGCGGTCGGCTCGATCGTCACCGCCGTCGCGGCCATCATTGGCGGCTACGACCACGCCAAGACCGTGACGGAAGACTTTTTCCACACTTGCCATTCCGGCTCGCGAGAGACCGTCGAAGACTGGATAAAGGATTGACACATGGGCCTTTACGGTAGCGCTCCGGAAGCTCCGGACCCACAAGAAACGGCGTCCGCGCAGACCGCGACGAACATCGGGACTTCCGTCGCCAACAATGTCATGGGCAACGTCAACCAGGTCACGCCCGATGGCAATCTGACGTACACCTATACGACGCAGAAGTGGAAAGATCCGCTTAGCGGCAAGGAATACGATCTGCAGGTCCCGACCGCGACGCAGACGCTTTCCCAGCAGCAGCAGGCCATCAAGAACCAGACCGACGCCGCCGAACTGAACATGGCGACACTCGCCAACAACCAGTCGGGGAAGCTGAACGATCTGCTCGGCAAGCCCATCAACATCTCAGGCGCTCCGGCAGCGGGCAACGCTGGCGCAATCGGGCTGCCGCAATATCAGCAATTTGGTAGTGGGCCGCAGCTACAGACCAGCCTTGGCAACTACGGCAACGTCCAATCCTCGATCGCCGGCGCCGGCAATATTCAGAAGCAGGTTGCCGACAGCGGCCAGATACAGAACCAACTCGGCAATGCCGGGGATATCACCCGCAGTTATGAGACGGACTTCAGCGCCGACCGGCAAAGGGTAGAAGATGCGCTGATGCAGCGCCTGAACCCGCAGATGGAGCGGGATCGAGCGGCTCTGGAAACGCGGTTGACCAATCAGGGCCTGCAGCCGGGTTCAGAAGCCTATAACCGCGCCATCGACGAGGCGAACCGGTCTTCTACGGATGCGCGCCTCGGCGCCATCCTGAGCGCAGGCCAGGAGCAATCCCGCCTTGCCGGGCTCGCCAATCAAGCGGCGACCTTTCAGAATTCCGCCCAGCAGCAGGCCTACAACCAGTTACTCGGCTCCGGCCAGTTCGCCAACTCGGCGCAGGCTCAGCAATACGCCCAAAAGGCCAACAACATGCAAATGGGCAATGCCGCCCAGCAGCAGCAGTTTTCGCAGAACCAGGCGCAGCAGCAGGCGAACAATGCGGCGCAGCAGCAGAAGTTCTCGCAGGGGCTGGCGGGTGCCGAGTTCGGCAACAACGCACTGCAGCAGCAGTACCAGAACCAGAACACGACGACGGCCGGCAACAACGCGCTAGCCGATCAGAGCTTCAATGCCCAGCAGTCGAAATTCAACCTGCAGAACCAGCAGCGGGCGCAGTACCTGAACGAGCTCTACGCCCAGCGCAACCAGCCGATCAACGAAATCATCGGCCTGATGTCCGGTGCGCAGGTCAACAGCCCGCAGTTCGTCCCGACCCAGAGCAACCCCATGCCGACCGTCGATTATGCCGGCCTCGTGCAGCAGGACTATGCGAACAAGATGGGCGCATACCAGCAGAACCAGGCGGGCATCGGCAGCCTCATGGGCGGTCTAGCCGGCCTGTTCACGCTGTCGGATGAGACGGCGAAGAAGGATATCAAGAAGGTCGGCGGTCTCTACGAGTATCGCTACAAGGGCGAAGGCAAGAACGCTCCGAAGAGGATCGGCGTCATGGCGCAGGAAGTCGAGAAGGTCCGCCCCGACGCGGTGCGCAAGGGCTCTGACGGCTTCCGGCGGGTGAATTACGGGGCTCTCTTCGATGCAGGAAGGAAGAAATAATGGCCTATTCGTTCCTGTTCGGCGGCAACACGCAGGAGACGCCCGACACTCTCGCTCGCAAGCGTGAGATGGCGGACCTTCTTGCTTCCCAACTGATGGGGGAGATGCCGAAGAACGCCTATGAAGGCATCGGCGCCATGCTGAAGGGCGCCGCGGTCGGCATCGGCCGTCATCGCGACGGCAAGGCGGAGAAGGCCGGGCGGAGCGCTGCGGATGACCTGTTCAACCGGATCATCGGCCAAGCGCCCGATGTCAGCGCCTCGAGCATGCTTTCTCCGGGCATCAAGCCGGCGAGCACGAGCACGACCGGAGCGGCGCCAGCGAGCCCCCCAGCAGCCGTCGACATTTCCGGTAGCAAGGCTGAGTTCGTCAACGCCCTGCTACCGGCAGCGATTGAAGAGAGCAAGCGAACCGGCGTGGATCCGCGCATCATCGTTGCCCAGGCCGCGCAGGAAACCGGATGGGGTAGGAGTGCACCGGGAAACAACTTCTTCGGCATCAAGAGCCATGGCAAGGGCGGCGGCCAGAGCCTCAACACGCATGAATATGTCAACGGCAAGCGCGTGAACGTGAAGGATAGCTTCCGCACGTTCGGCAGCCCCAGCGAAAGCGTGCGCGGCTACGGCGATTTCATCCTTGAGAACCCCCGCTATAAGGCCCTCCGTGAGGCTCAGGGGCTCGATGCGCAGCTCGCAGCCCTTCAGGCGTCTGGCTATGCCACCGACCCCAATTATTCGCGCAGCGTCGGGGCGATTGCGCGAGGCATCCAACTGCCGCAGGAGGTCGCCAGCCTTGATCCGTCGATCGGCATGCCTCCGCAGACGGCGGCAGATGCTGTCAACGCCATGGCTGCCGGAGGTGGCGCTGTTATCGCCGACGAGTCTCAATACTCGCCAGAGGACAGGGCGCGCCTTGCCGCTCTGCGCGGTCCCGCACCTTCTTCCGTCCCTTACAGCGGCCCAGGAGCGCGCATAGACACGCCGACTGCCGTCTATGATGACAAGGTGTTTCGGATGGAGCCGGCAGGACAACAGCCGCCACCGCCGTCCCTGTCGGATGAGGTGGCAGCCTTCGAACAGACACCTGAACATCGGGCCCAGTTCCCCGGCATGAACGTGCCGCAGGCGGCAGGCCCGCAGAGCGCGTCCCGGGGCATCCCGCAGCTCCAAGGCTCTCAGCAACTCGCCAACGCACAAGGCGGCATCATGCCAGCACTGATGGGCGGTTCTCCGGCCTCTCCCGAGCAGGTCGCACAAGCGCAGGCAATGGGGCAGCAACAGCAGCCGCAGCAGGCGCCGGCACAGGCCCGGCCGGACAAGATGGCTTTGCTTCAGGCTCTCAGCAATCCGTGGCTATCGCCGGAACAGAAGGCCGTTCTGCAGACCCTGTACCAGCAGCAGGAGCAGGAAGAGCAAGCAGCCCGCGAGCAGCAGATATGGATGCAGCGCCAGCAGTACGAGGAGGACGCCCGGCGCAGCGATCCGGCTTATCAGATCGGGTTAGAAAAGAGCCGTCTGGATCTCGAAGAGGCGAAGAAGCCAAAGCGTCAGCCGCTGATCAACGCCGGCAATGGTAACGTCTACGATCCCAACGAAGACAAGTGGCTCTCGGCCCCCAGCGGTGGCGGCGACGGAAGCTTCCGGTTCAACGGTAACTCTGTAGAGGCACAAGCGCTGAACGGACTAATGGAGAGCGGCCAGCTTACACCGGACCAAGCGCAGCAACTTGCTGCGGGCAAAACCATCTCGGGCCCGAACGGCGAAATCATATTTCTGACCCCGCAAGGCGTGTTCGGCCAGTCTGCCGCAGGCGGGCAGCCTCAGCAGATTTCGGGTTCCCAGCCGGCACCCAGTCAGCCAGTGCAGCAGCAAGGCCAGCCGCAGACGCAGATGCCCGGACAGGTAACGCCTGGGGGCAACATCCAGATAACGCCACCGAAGGTCACCGTTGACGAAAAGGAAGCGGCGACGTTTGCCGACCGCATGAACAATTCCGGCGCGCTGATCGATCAATTCCAAGACGCTGGATTGGGGGTGTGGGATCAGGCCGTTCGCGGAAGTGACTACATCCCTGATTTCCTCGAGAACTGGATGGTTAGCGACGATTTCCAGAACTTCGACCAAGCCCGAAGGGACTTCATCAACGCCCAGCTCCGGCGGGAGTCGGGTGCGGTCATCTCACAGGAAGAGTTCGACAACGCCAACAAGCAATATTTCCCGCAGCCGGGTGATACGAAGGAAGTGCTGGAGCAGAAGCGTCGCAACCGCCAGACCGTCATGGACGGAATGAAGCGCTCTGCTGGGCCGACCTACGGAAACAAGCCGGGTGCTGAGAATGATCCGCTGGGGATTCGATAATGCCGACAATTTCCGAGATCCGACAGAAGTTTCCGCAATACCAAGATCTGACCGACGATCAGCTCGCGGATGCGTTTCACCGGAAGTTCTACAGCGATATTCCCCGCGAGGAGTTCAACTCGAAAATCGGTTATGATGCCATTCCCCGCCCTAGCGGTCGACACCTGTCCTTTGAAGAAGGTGCGGAGATGCTCGATCGGGAGGAGCGCATGGCTGGCCCGAGCGGCACGTTCGGCGCGACCACGTCGGGATTCCTCGAAGGCTTCCCTGTCGTCGGTCCTATGCTCCTTGGCGCGGCCCAGCGCGGAGCTGCCGGGGTGACGTCGCTCATCAACGGTAAAAGCTACGGAGAGAACTTGACGGAAGCCCAGGCGCTCACCGAGACCTCGCAGCGACAGCATCCCTATATGGCAACCGGCGCGAAGGTCGCGGGGGCAGTGACGGGCACTGTTCCCATGGTGGCGGCTGCGCCCGCGGCGTTCGGGGCCGGGGCCGGGAGCCTCGCCATTCGCTCGTTGGCGTCAGGCGGAACGGGAGCCGGTATCGGTGGTCTTGATGCTGTCGTTCGCTCGGGCGGCAGTCCTGATGAGATTTGGAGCGGCACAAAGTGGGGCGGCATCGCGGGTCTCGCGGGGCCTGCGGTCGGCATGGCTGTTGGTGCCGGTGCGCGGAAGGTGATCGAGGGAGTGAGAACCTCCCGGGCAGCCAACGCAGCCGGGACCACCAGCGCGGCAGTGAAGAAGCTCGCGAAAACAATCATGGGCGATCAACTGGACGAGGCCACCATGCGAGCCCGCTTGGCTGACCTTGGCCCGCAAGGCATGATTGCGGATCTTGGGCCCAACGCTCAATCCCAGGCCGCTGCCTTGGCTGCCACTCCTGGCCGTGGACAGCAGATCATGAGGTCTGCGCTTGACGCAAGGCATGCCGGAGCAAATGCGCGTCTCGCGAGAGCCGTAAACGATACAATGGGGCCGAATGTCGTTCCATCTGCCATTGACGACGGCATTGCGGCAAATCAGCAAATGCTCTCGCCAGCGTATCGCGATGCTTTCAGCGAAGCGCGCCCTTACGATATCACGTCGATTACGGATGATATGGACAGGTCTATTCAGACGCTCCGCGGCGACGCTCAAAGGGCGCTGCAGCGCGTTCGTGGGATGCTGAACGTCCACGGTTCGGACGTGGTCTCAAGTGATCCGCGGGTGGTGTTTCAGACGCGCCAGGCCGTCGACGGAATGCTATCCACCGAAGCAAATCCCAAGGTCATTTCGGCACTGACCGAAACGCGTCAGATGCTCGATGACGCGCTCACACGTGCTGTTCCTCGGATCAAAGAGGCGGACGCTTCGTTTGCCGAGCTTGCCCGTCAACGTGAAGCCCTCCAGCGCGGACAATCGGTTTTGGACCATGGCAGGACCGCGCCACGGCCAGCGGAATTGGCGGCCGAGGTCCAGCAAGGAGCTCTTCCGCAGGGAATGCAGGTCGGCCCCTCGGCGGTACCGTTGCGACTGTCGCAGGGCGCCCGAGCTGAAGTGGATCGAATACTTGGCAGCAACGCCAACGACATCGCGCGTTTGAACAAACTCATTAAGTCGGACGGTGATTGGAACCGGGCTCGGTTGGCAACTCTCTTCGGGCAGGAGAAAGCCGATGATCTTTTCAAGGTGCTCGACAACGAGCTGACCTTTGCGCGCACTCGTGACGTGGTTACGCGTAACAGTGAAACGGCAAGAAGGCAGCAGCACCTTGCGGAACTCGGGGGCGAGGGAGATCCTAACCTCGCGAGGCAGGCTTACGCCGCCGGCGGTGTAAGAGGGGCCGTTCGTGCCGGGGGCATCAAGGCAGTCGATAGGCTCGCCAACATGATTCTATCCGGTCGCAAGGAAGCGCGAGACGCGGCCCTGGCTGACGCCATGGTGAGCAATCGTTCCGCCCTGGTGGATGCACTCGCACAGGCGCAGCGTACCGGACAACCCCCGACGCTGGTTGACGCTCTAACGAAAGCGATTTTGATCGGTGGAGGAACCGCGGGGGCGAGATGAAGGATCCAGCCAACAAATGAGCAGGTAGACCAGCACCGCAAACAGCATCCCGAGCACAAATCCTGGATCGAAACCGTTGCCGAAGTAACCCGCAAGTACGTCGGAAAACGCGCCGAGCCCGTACAGAACGGCGGCAGTGATGGCGATACAAGCGATTTGGATAAGGCGCAGCATTCGCACAACATACACGAGAATCTGAGGAATTGAAGAGACTGTCCGGAGCTTAAAAAATGAGTCCTGTTAAAAGGAGCAGGCCTGGGCCTCCTCAAGCGTCGACGCTTTTCCCACGCACGACTCAGCATCCTGGAGAGTTGAAAACAATCGTGCATTCCTTTCGATGTTTTCGTTGTTCTCCTGGGTAGCAACCGCAAGTCTCTGCGCGATGCTATTCCGTTCATCCAATAAGGAGTTGTACTTTCTGACTACGTCGTCGTGTAGCTCAACCGCTTCTTCTAGAACTGACTTGCATACGAACCCCTTGTAATTGCAGGTGAAGCTATCAAAGCATACGGCATCATCAGCAACGCACTTCGCAAAGCTGCTGCACACCTTGTCGCTGTAATCAAGGCAAGAGGGTGATTTGCCCATAGGACATGTGAAGGATTGCGCGCCGGCAACTGTCGACATCAACGAAACCATCAGCAGCACTGCAATTCTTTGCATCGGCTACTTCCCGTTCGAACCGAGGCGAATATAGCCGCTACCGGTCAGCCAATCGCGGAGAATACGGCGCACCGCTTCGTCTCTACTGACCCCGTATTCGGCCATGAAAAGCTGGATACCCCGCTCCGTGTCATCGTCTAGGCCAATCATTGTTCGCCCCATGGTTGCCTGGCGAGATGAAATCGAAAATTTCTTGAAAAGACAAGGCTCCCACAGCGGGGCCTTTTTCTATGGAGAATGCCAATGCCTAGAACTGGCGGAGTCTATTCACCACCGGCCGGCACGAAAGGCGTGTCGAATACGACCATTCAGAGCGTGCCTTACAATGCGTTTGTGGACGATCTGACGGCCGACGCGAACGCTGCGCGGCCGATTACGGCAGGCGGGACCGGTGCGACGACGGCAAGCGGTGCGCGCGCCGCTCTGGGGCTCGCGATTGGTTCTGACGTGCAGGCATACGATGCAGGCCTTGCCTCTATAGCTGGCCTGACCACGGCCGCCGACCGGATGATCTACACGACGGCAATGGATGTCTATGCCACTACGGCATTGACGCCGTTCGCTCGGACAATTCTTGACGATGTGGACGCGGCGGCCGCGCGCACCACCTTGGGGGTGGCCATCGGTACGAACGTTCAGGCGTACGATGCTCTGTTGCAATCGATCGCCGGCCTGACGACTGCCGCAAACCAGATCATCTATCTGACCGCGACCGATACAGCCGCGGTCGCCACAATCACCGCCTTCGGCCGCTCGCTGCTCGATGATGCGGATGCCACGGCAGCGCGAAGCACTCTCGCGCTCGGGACCGCGGCCACCCGGAACACAGGTACTTCCGGCGCCAACGTGCCGCTTCTCGATGGTGCGAACACTTGGTCGGGGGCGCAGGTTTTCAACGCCAACCCGACCATTAGCAACAGCGCGCCGTATGTGCGCTTTCAGGATACCACGACATCAGCCTACGACGCGCGCATCCGGCTCGATGCGAACAACGTCTATATCGATGGCTCCGCCGACGGGTCCACCTATGCCGAGGTACTGCGCTTTGAGATGGACACCAAGGCCGGCTATATGACCTCGCTCTTCCTGGGGGCGAGTGGCGAGGCGCTCCGGATCAATGCGCCGACAGCCGGCAATGATCCGTACATCTCCTTTTATGCCGGCGGCGTTCGCAATGCCTATATCCAGTACATCGACGGCACCGGAGTAAGCCAAGGTCTTCGCCTCCTTAACGACGTCGCGACCGGCGGCGACACCGGCTTGACCCTTAAAAACTCGGGCGGCGTGGACAGTCTCGAATTTCAGGTCAACGGTGTCGAATACGTCGTCTATCACTCCGGAAATCTGTCCTCGGCCGACCTTAACTCGATCTACGGCTACACCCCGGCACCGAACACCACCGACATCATCGCCGGCAATGGCTTGACGGGCGGTGGCGCCATCTCGGCCGACCGAACGCTGACGCTCGGCACGCCGTCCAACATCACAAACTCCACGACCAACTCTGTCACGTCCACGAGCCATACCCATGCGCTCGGTTTCGTGGCGGCGGAAGTTTATACCGGCACTGGTGTCAACGACACGAGTTTCCCTCTCGGCCACTCGGTAATAACACTCGGTGGGTCTGGCATTAGCCGGAATGCAAGCTCCGCTTGCTATCTGTATTCGGCCGACAACTTCCACTACGCGAATGCCACGGCTTCCAACTTGGGAACGCAGTTGTCTGGCACTTGGCGAAACCGGGGCGGCATCGGGGACAGCTACCTTATGCAAAGGACCGCATAATGATTGAGAATAGTACCTACCCCATTGTCACTGAGATCATGAAGATCACCGATACCGCCGAAGGCGGCGGTACGTATCTGCTGGATGTGAAAATACTGTACGAAGAAGGCGGGGAGCCAGAAGAGGATCAGTATCTTTCCCGCGCCAACGACCCCTACGGGATCAATCCTCAAATCCGTCAATGGTTGAGCGAGAACCCTGATGCTCCGGTTCATGCCTACGAGCCGCCGCCGCCGCCGACCGATGAAGCGATCAGAGAAGCGATGCCGAGTCTTACGGCGCGGCAGCTTCGTCTCGGTCTGCTGAAGAACGGCTTCACCCAAGCCAATGTTGAGGCCGTCCTGAATGCCATGCCCGCAGGTGCGGACAAGGAAGCGGCACTCATCGAGTGGGAGTATGCGACCGAATACAAGCGCACGCACCCGCTTATTGCCATGGTCGGGGCTGCGCTTGGCCTCGTTGACGAGCAGATTGACGCCATGTGGGCGGCGGCGCTTTCTCTCTAGTGTAGCAGGCTAACGCGAACCCAGTGTCAGCACTCACCAAGCTTGCCTTCAACAGGCGTCGAACTCAGTCTTACATAGGACACTCTGGCGACTATACCGTTGGGAACGAGATGCTGCGCATTGGACCACGTTCTGCCAGCTCTGCAGTGCTGGAATATGGAAGCAGTCCCATACGAAGCGAGGGCGGATCTTATTTCTCTACCTTGCTGATCGTAGAAATGCGCATACAGGGTTGCGCGGGCGGGATCGCTGCCATCTCCCCCGTCTTGCCAGGTATTTCTATAGGTGAACGTCAACAAGAACGAACTCCTGCCATTACCCTGGTCCGTAAAGAGGCCTTGCGTTCTGGAAATGAAAACCGCTGGAATCCTATCGCCGCGCCTTATTATGTGATCTCGGATCGGAAGGGGTGTTCCTACGGCCGCCAGAGGCTCGGTCACAGTCGTGGGCGATGATTGGCATCCCAGAAGCATCAGCGATAACGAAGCTGCAATGGCAATGTCTTGTTTCATTCATCCCTCCTGAAGCTTCAGCTAACAAACATAGCAATTCAGCCGATCGTATCCAGCGTTTGCGCGAACGAGTGATGAGTGACAACCAATACGAAAGCACTCCCGGCGCCCTCGCACTCGTGATCGAAAATAAGGGGCGGCTACCACGGGCGAGGCCCGTCGCTGGAGGTAAGGCGCCAGGCCTCTAACCGCCCCGTCCGCCGCGAGGCGGCTGCGCGCGGGGTTAACACAATGCGTCGTCAGTCTGTAGTCGCCCATTCGAGCTAGCCAACCTCAAACACTACCATCAGGAGACATCCATGAATCCGACCGTGCAGTCTCTGCAGCGGCGGTTGATCTCGCTCGGCTTTCCGCTCCCGAAATACGGTATGGACGGAGACCCGGGCAGCGAGACCGTCGCGGCCATGAATGCGGCGCTCGACGAGTTGGAGAGCCGCAGGGGGCGAATGGGCAACAGTCCTCCGGTCACGCTGCCGTCACCGACATTGCCGGCCCCACTGATCCCCGCTGACTGGATGCCCGCGGCGAAGATGGAGCGGATCATTTGTCATTGGACGGCGGGAGCCCACAAGGCCAGCGAGTTCGACGGGAGCCACTATCACGTCCTCATCGAAGCTGACGGGAAGCTGATCCGCGGCATTCCCTCGATCAAGCTCAACGAGGCTCCGGCGAAGAAGGGCTATGCCGCTCATACCCTCGGCGCCAACTCTGGATCGATCGGCGTCGCGCTCTGCTGCATGGGCGGGGCGAACGAGGCGCCATTCGACCCGGGCAAATACCCGATGACCCGGGATCAGTGGGACGCAATGACGAGCGTGGTTGCCGATCTCTGCCGACGGTACTCGATCCCGGTCACTGACAAGACCGTCCTCTCTCATGCCGAGGTGCAGAACAACCTGGGCATTCAGCAACGCGGAAAATGGGATTTCACGCGCCTCGCGTTCGATCCTTCCGTGAAAGGCGCAAAGGCCTGCGGCGACAAGCTGCGGGCCGAAGCGAAAGCCAAGCTCTAACCCCTCCCAACATCAAAGGAACTGACCATGCGTTCACTGATCTTTGCATTGGTGGCGGCGCTTTCGCTCGCCTCCTGCACGACGACCGGCTCGATCGACACGGCGATCAAGAACAGCCTGCCGAAAACCTGCGCGCTGCTTGAAACGGCTCATGCCGCATTCATCGCGGCTTCCGCCTCCGGCAACATCAAGCCGAGCACCCTCGGCAAGGAGAAGGCCGCCTACGACGGTGTGCGGGTCATCTGCGCCGATCCGGGTAGCGTCACGGCCGCAAATGCCCTCGTTGTCGCGGCGACCGCTTACGCGACCGTCTCTCTCGCTCTCAAGGAAGCCCGCGCGGCTCAGTAAAGGGAACACCGACATGAACATCTCGAAAGCCATTGCCGCCGCCGCTGGTGGCGCTCTGACCGGAACGGCCGGTCTGCCCTTCATGCCGGAGGGCACGCCCTGGTATGGATACCTAGCGCTGTACGCGCTCACGATCGGACTGCCGGCGCTGTTGACCTACATCGCGCCGAAGAACTCCCAGTAACGACAGCACACGCCGGCTCTCATCCTCGGGGGCCGGCTCTCCATCCGTGGCATTGCATACGAGGGCAGGGGATTGGACAGCGGAGAGAAAACCACCGTGAAAGCACCCGCATGGAAATGGGAACTAAACCTCAATACCCTGGTGATCCTGTTCGGCTTCGGCGGCGGCCTCATCGCGTGGGGCGCGACATGGGAGCGTGTCAACGCCAATCAGGAAGCGCACGCCCAATCCATCGATCGCCTCGACAAGCGCCTGACAGCTGCCGAAGTCTCGCTCCGGCAGATCGACAATCATGAGCTCCGAATATCGGCAGTGGAGAAGCAGGCGGCCGAAGCGGCGACGTCAATGAAGGCAGTCGAGAACACGCTCAACAGCCTTTCCATCGACACACGTGTGATGCGGGAGATCCTGCAACGGATCGAGGCCAGCCAGCGCGATGGGGCTCAACTTCGGCGCTGAACAGGTTGCGTTAAGTGTCTCCACCACTCCGTGTCCTACGTTGCACTTCATGATTGCGCAGAAGGGCGCGCAACTATAAACACTGTGCCCAGAGGGTTCTTGTGAAGCGGCGGACGGGGGAGCAAATTGCTAATAGACATCAACACTCGGGCGATCCCGAGTGACCATCGCGTGGTCGTCGCTCGACCCGGCGCAAATTATCGACTCTATGCGGATTTTGTCGACGGCGGTTTCGCGGGACCGGAATTGCCTGGTATGTTCCTGAAGAACGAGGATATCTCCTCCGCTGACCAACTGCTGACCGCCCGCATTTTGAGAGCGCGGGAAATCCGCCGGTGGCACGCGTCTGGTCGTCCGGACGACAGGCTCCCAGATCTGGACCTATCCAATTACGACAACGGGAGTGATGATCCGGGCGTCGGGCAGATCTATCGGGTGGTAAATTTCTACTTCCGTGAGGCAAAAAAAGGCGACCTTATAGCCGTGCCTCCTCGCAACTTTGCTGGGAAGGTTCACATCGGTGAATTCGCGGACGATCCGGCTGATATTGCGAAGCAAGATGTTGAGAGATATCCAGGTGATCCAATTCCGGCCAGGAAGGTCAAATGGCTCGGAGCAATCGAAAAGGTAGATTTGCCTGTTCGAGTCATAGAAGCTTTCCGGAAACCAACGCCCCTCCTTCTTGTGGGAATGTCGGACCGGGATAGCTTTTACAGCGCGGCGTATAGGAATTTTTACCGCGAGGGGCACTATTCTGCTACATTCGATGTCACATCAGCAGAATTCGACACCACGTCCGGCTCCGTTATTCCGGCCTTTTTCAATTTCGTGGCGGCAAACACGCGTGAGGTTGACAGAGACTCAGGTGTCGCATTGAGCTTCGGTGAGGGAGCGTTTCGCAGTTTGGGCGAATACGCTCCGCATCTCGCGATCGACATACAATCCCCTGGCATACTGTCGATCGCATCCCAATATATCACACCGCTTGTGGCGAGTGCGCTACTGGCGCTTGCATTAACGGTAGGCCCGCTAGCAGCAGACGAGAGTTTCTTAGCCACTCTGCAGATAGGAAATTCCGCAGCCCCTCCGGACGATGCTTGCGTTGTCCCTGTCCGTGAGCAAGTGATGACGCAGATGCGGCTTATGGGTTATGATAATTGGGCGCATGCGTGTGAACTCCTGCGAGAAGCCGCGGACAAAACCGGACTTCAGAGCGAGGCTGTTGTCAAAGAGGACTAAGCCATGCCGAGCCTAAAGACAGCTATCCTATGGGCAGTAACGACTATGTCGGCCTTCGTCGCCGGTATTTTCACGAATGACTTCGTCGAGTTCCGGTCAGACACGCGGGCGGCGTTGGAGACGCGTATCAACGACTTTGATGGAACAACCAAGGCGGTTGATAAGATCCTAACCCAGTTTGCCAAAATCTCTTCTGGTGAAGCCGCGGCTCGACCAGAAGATTTCGATGCATTGCGGGGTAGTCTTTTGGAGTTTCAGATGGCGGCGCGCGAGATCAGCTATAATGTCCCAGCAATCTCTCCTGAGTATCGCACCCTGGAGAAAGCCATAAACCAGATCCTTGATGCGGCGGCGGGGATATCCACTGCGGACAAGAATAAACCCTTTGTGAGCGCGGTTGAGAACTTCCTCTTCAGCGCGGCCGCTTTCCAGAAACGGGCTGTAGAGGCGCAAGGCAGTTACCTGAACGGGATCACTAGTTAAGGACCACGAAATCGCCGATCTATAGCGCTTCATGAGGCAAATTGCGATTGGCCCGATTGCGCCGCATTGAGCAAAGTCGCTGGGCTTAAAATTCCTCAACGTCTACATTCGGGAGTTTCCCCGGAATGTTGGCGCACGTGGCAACCAGCATAAGCGGCTTGACGCTGTAGGTTGCGTAGCCCCACACCTGGCGCAAAATCGCCAAAGCCTTGGGGCGAGAGCCATTCCCTGATCAGAAGAGACGTTGATCTCGTGCGCTGACCAATCCGGCGCTCTGCCTTGATCCACTTCCGCTGAGCCCCCAGCCGAGGCGCCCCTTCATATCTCAACAAACTCGGGTGGTTTCTGCCTTCCCGGCAGACGGGCCATAACGTCGACGTACGGTACAGGGGCGCGGCTATAGCTGGTAAACGACCATGTTCCCGGCCTCAATTCAATCTCAAACCCGCATTGTGCAGCGTGCTTAATGGCCGCATTCAAGGCGTGCATGGCCTCGGTCAGTCGGTGCTCTGCCTCCTGCTCATCGGCGGTCTTCGGGAACAGATAAATCTCGGCCATGGGCTCATTTCCTTGCAAGTTTTTCCGGGTGCGAGCTTGATCCCGGTTTCGCCGAGAGTACAATACGGTATGCGACGTCCGAAGCGGTTCCCTTGGATGGAACAGGGCGAATAGGCCCGAGCTAGATGATGACAGCGTCGCGACCGGAGCTGCAGCGGACCTTGGCCAATCCTAACTGCAGCTCTATTTGTGTCAGGCCATCTCTCGACTATGGGGAGCGGGGCTGCCGCCGTCATCGTCCCCGCCATCATCGTCCGGCCACCAGCCCTTCCTTCGCTTGGCGACATCAATGGGCAAGAGGCAAGAGGAACCGTTGCTCGTTCTCCGCGTTTCGAAAGCCAGCGCCATTGACAGGGGAACGCGTAAAATGGAACCGGCGGTCACGGTACTCGTCGTCGAAGACGAGGCGATGCTATTGATGGACTACGAGCATGCGCTGGCCGAAGCAGGCTTCGCCGTTATCGTGGCCATCAGCGGAGCCAAGGCGATAAGGCTCTTGAATGAGGGCAAACTGGTTCAAGGTATCGTCACTGACATTCGTTTCGCGGAACCGCCGGACGGATGGGAGATAGGCCGCGCCGCCCGCCGCATCGATGCGGGGATCCCGGTGGTATACGTTAGCGGCCATGCCGCCGCCGATTGGCCTGAAAAAGGCGTGCCCAACAGCATCATGCTGGAAAAACCTTTTGCAATGGCGCAGCTGGTAACCGCAATGGCACAACTGTTGAATGATAGGCCACCGAGAGAGACCTAAAGGGCAGGTCGGATGGAAGCTCTGGCTGATGGTTCCCAGTCCTCACACCGTTCTCGGGGATGTTCGTCCCGGTCAGGCCAAAGGTTTCTGCTGCGCTGAAAAGGGGCAGCGCCCCGGCAGATGCGATGAGGAGCGCTGCAGTTGTCCGACATTTGCGATTGTTCGCGAGTCGAAATCCAGAGGAGAAAACAACCTTCTGAAATGGGAACGCCTCTCTAACGTCGGCTTGGCGGAAATGTTCCGGAACAATCCCATTTTTCAAGGCTGGCAACTTTCAGGCGGGCTCCGGTAGCGGCCGCTGGGGAAGGGGACTGTCGTCTCCACCACCATCATCGTCATCCGGCCACCAGCCCTTCCAATCGTCTCCCAACGCGTCCTTCGCCTGGCGGCCGTCCAGACGGGCGATGAGCATCTTCACCAGCTCGTGCTCCGAAATGCCACTCTCTGGTGGCAAGTACGCCGCAATGTCTTTCTGGCAATCCCAGATCAGCTGCTTCATCTTCTCTTTGTCGGCCATATTCCGTCTCCTCGGCTGGTGAACACGTCACCGGGCATGAGGTTCCAGCCCTTGCCGGCGGCCGGTCGGGTCCTATCCTTCATGGTTCATCATGGAGGAACCACATGGCAGACAATCCGAAGAAGAAGGGCCGCGACCGCGAGCTCGTTTCCGAACAGGAGCACGAGGTCGCGTATCTGATGAGGACTGCGAAGGTGACGCGGCAGAAAGCCCTTGAAGCCATCCGTGAAGCCGGGCCGGACCGAAAGAAGGTCATGGACTATCTTCAGAGCAAGTGAAGCCTGGGAAAAAGTGAGTGCCCGCACCGAGGGGACGAGACGGGCACTCGGTCAGGTTGGGGGACCTGGTGCCGCAGAAACGCGCGGCGCGACAGGTAACGCTTCTCGTGCATCTTTGTTCCGGAGAGCCTACGCTCTGGTGCGCATCCATTCCTCGTTGTCGAGCATGCATTGCAGGTCCCCGGGCACCATGCCCGGCCATTCGCACCTCAGGACAGCTTCGTAGCACGCCTCTACTTCGAGAGCTGCTGCCCTCGCAGACGCGGCCTGGCCGTTCGGACGCTTCCATCTGCCCGCGTTCTTCGCCCAATTCCAGCACATGAACCAGTTCCACCACCCCATATGGTACCAGTGGATGTGTGCGAATTTCCGCTCGCCATCGAAGCCGGTAAAATGTTTCCGGTGGTCCGGCCAGGTCTGCCGCCATTTGTATTTCGGTTTGGGGAGATCGGACATAGCTGATCCTCCTCGTTTGAGGTTGCAACATTCGCCCCGCCTTTTGGAAATGCCCGAACCGCCTCGGGCGCGTTCTCAATATGTTCTCTACCAACAAAGAGTCAATTCGGCTTTTCGCGGCCTCGTGCGTTAATGGCGTGATGGCCAAAGCATCCTCAAAGAAGCCGCGCGAGATCCCTCCGACTGATCCCATGCCGGCGCGGGTCGATCCCTGCCTCGCAACACTCGTCAACATGCCGCCGAAGGGGCCGGACTGGGCCTATGAGGTGAAATGGGACGGATATCGGCTGGCCGTGCACATTGAGCCAGGCCGGGTGAGGGTGCTCACGCGCGGCGGCTACGACTGGACGGAACGCTTCCCCACGATTGTCGACGACGCGCGGCGCCTTGCCGTGAAGACGGCGATCATCGACGGCGAGGCGGTGGTTCTCGACGACAAGGGCCGGTCGGATTTCGGGATGCTCCAGCGTGCGCTCGGGCGCCTGCCGTCGGCCCTCGAGGCAGGTGCCATCGTCTTCTACGCCTTCGACCTTCTCTACCTTGATGGCCGCGACCTGCAGCGTCTGCCGCTGCGCGAGCGCCGGCGATTGCTTGAGCCGCTCGTCGCCGGTCGGGAAGGAGCCATCCGCCTTTCTGAGGAGGTGCAGGCGGACGGCGATGAGTTCTTCCGCGTCGCATGCGCGCACGGCCTCGAAGGCATCATCGCCAAGCACGTCGAGAAGCCATACCGCAGCGGCCGCGGTGAATGGTGGCAGAAGATCACCTGCAAACGACGGGATAGCTTTGTTGTCGTCGGCTTCGAGCCATCGACAGTACCTGGTCATCTCGGCCGGCTGCTGCTGGCAGCGCGCCACGGCGAGGATCTCGTCTATGTCGGCGGCTGTGGTACCGGCTGGTCAAACGAGCTTTCGCGAGAGCTGCGCAAGCTGCTCGAGGGAATGGTGACGAAAGCGCCGGCCGTGGCTCTAAGGAGGAAAGGCGCCGTCTTCGTCGAGCCAGTGCTTGTCGCGGACGTCGAGTACCGCGCCTGGACCGATGATTGGAAGCTACGGCATGCGTCGTTCAAGGGGATCCGGGAGCGGGAGGACGACTCAACGGTATTCGCCCTTCTTCGCAATGATAGTCAGGGGGCAGAGGAACGATAAGCAAACGCTGAATAGACCAGGAGTGTGACCGATATCAGCATGACCAAATGGGCATTCTTCCAAACCACGTCTCTGAAGAACCGCTGGTTCGCGATGTCCGGGTATGTTGGCACGCTGTCGCTGAGGTAAACGCTTGTGACGGCGCAGCCGATGAATACCAGAAGGAAGACGGCCGTCATTCCGGCGAGCATGGACCGCCAGATGTGCTTTCGCAGCCAAAACAAAAGCACCCCACAGGGAGCGCCGACGAAAGCCGCAATTCTCAAATTCTGCGCCGCCCAGCCATCATGGCCTAACCAGGTGCCCTCGATCGGCTGATAAAACATCGTCATGGAAATCGCGACCCCTGACACAACGGCAAGTATGTCCTCGGCCTCCTTCATGGCGTCACGTTTGGAGCAGGAACCCAAATAGGCACATCGAATGAGGCGACCTGTTTGTCGTCTGAGGATAGCACACGGTATCGCAGGAATTTTTGAACAGCTTTCTCGGGAATGGGCAGCGTATATTCAATCAGGCCACCATCGGCAAATTGCCCGCCCTGCGCGTTCCCAGATGCTGACGCCATGAATTCCGAAGATCCGATGTCTTCGGACGCTCGAATTGCAAAGCCGTTGGAGTAATACTCAGGTTGGTCTTTGTATGCAGACGTAATCGTTATCTTGATTGACGTTTTATAGACGTTCTCCTGGGGGTTCACGTCGATGCTGAGAGCGTAGAATATTCTGGAAAGAGTCCGCTGGAATTCTTTATAGACGGATGATCCGAACCGCTCGGCTTCGATCCGTATATTGCGAGGCTGCGATGGAACCGGTTGGGTGTCCACAACGTAAAGGCTCCGGCAGTCTCCGACTTCACCCGATATTGAGCCCGCGTCCGATGCGTGGGGAATGAAGGGTGCTTTCGTCCATTTCCAGGACGCGCCGAACCTCAGGCAGCCCTTGTGATTGTCCAACACCCGCCGAGTGTCGTGAGGACGCGGCGCGGTCACCGCGCAACCTTTGAGTACCACCGTTTCCGGCCCCGGAATTACCCAGTTTACCTCCATGTCCTTGTCGCCCGTGTTTTGAACACAGGTTACGAACATCTCGTCGCGGCCATCCTTGTACACGCGGCTGGTCGTCTTGAATTGGTAATTGGCGTCGCCGTGTGGATTCGGCGCCTTGCCCGGACAAACTCTCAATGCACAATTGGGTTCTTGCGCGCCCGCGGCAGCGGCTGACGCTAGACAAAGTGAAGTGATTAGAAGCGCCCTCAACGTCGACATTGTCGATGTCCCTCTGCAGAGCGGTGCAATTCACTCAGGGTAACATCAGTGATTGCGGATGCAAGAGAGTTCTAATATCCGCTCATCCTCAATCTTCGCCTAAAGTCGCATCGGCGGGTAAAACGTGTGCGTCAGGGTTTCCCGTCCAAGATTATCTTCAACGTCCTGATGATGTCGGCCGCGTCCAGGAGATTATCCCTGACCTCATCCGCCGACAGCGCACCAGCCCGGGCAGCTGCGACTTGAAGATCAATCACCACATCCCTCGCTCGGCTGCTGCCTGGTATGCCGGTCTGCTCGCGCATCTCGCGTATCGTGGCAACCGACCGGTTAAGCAGCCGCTTAACCTCGAACGGAGTGAGCTTGTCCGCTTCGTTGGCAGCCCTGATCAGTTCGGAAATGAATGCGGTCGTGAGACTCATCGTCACTTATGCCCAGCCGACGTGCTCGCGCTTTGCAAGCTTCAGGAATAGGCCGAACCAGAAGCGGTACTCCTCATTGTCCCGGCCGTCGTATGCTTCCAGCGCGCAGTATGCGACAGAAGCCGTTGGGTTCTTGCCGTGCTCGGCCACGGCTGCCTCGATGGCATCGTCTTCCGTTAAATCCTGCCAGTCGGTCATTTGCTCACGCCCCCAGTCGTGGGTAATTCACACATCCACTTTTCAATTTCGGATTCTCGCCACCTGACGCATGCCTCGCTGAGCCGCTTAGGCTTCGGGAACTTGCCGGCTTTCATGCGTCGGTAGATCGTCGAGCTTCCCAACGAGGTCATCGACATGACCTCTCTAAGCTTGAGCAGTCTGTCTCCGCGGACTTGGAATGAGCGGCTCGATGCAGGCAATTCGTCCATAGGCCGACTGTCGGGCTGCAAACTGCCCGGATCGGAGTGGCGCTGCGCCTCCAGTTCGATATCTATGCGTGCCTGTCTCCGCGCCAGGGCTCGGACAAAGGCGATCAACGGTTCATCGGCAGTCTGGCTCAT